GAAGTAGACTTAACCAATGACATTCGTGATTGGGAAAATTTATCGGATAATGAAAAGTATTTCGTTAAGAATGTATTGTCATTCTTCGCGGCATCGGATGGTATCGTTAATGAGAACTTGGCGGAAAACTTCCTAAAAGAAGTTCAATACCCGGAAGCTAAATTTTTCTACGGATTCCAATTAATGATGGAAAACATACACGGATTGATGTATTCATTATTGATTGACACTTATGTTTCAAATCCAAAAGAAAAAGATGAATGTTTCCACGCAATCGATAGATTACCTGCAGTTCAAAAGAAAGCTAATTGGGCTTTGAATTGGATTAAAGACGCGTCATTCCAAGAACGATTGGTAGCATTTGCGGCAGTTGAAGGTATCTTCTTTTCAGGGTCATTCTGTTCAATTTTTTGGTTAAAATCAAGAGGACTTATGCAAGGTTTGTGTAATGCTAATTCATTGATTTTTAAGGATGAGAACTTACATTGTGATTTCGCGATTCATTTATTGAACAATCATATCGAGGATAAACCAAGTGAAAAGAGAATCAAAGAAATTTTATTATCAGCGTTAGAAATTGAAAAAGAATTTATTACAGAATCTTTACCAGTTTCACTTATTGGGATGAATTCAAACTTGATGAAACAATATCTTGAGTTTGTTGTTGATGGACTTTTGGTTAAACTTGGTTGTAAAAAAGAATTTAATGTTGAACAACCATTTAAGTTCATGGAACAAATCGCGGTTGAAACTAAAGGTAATTTCTTTGAATCAAGAACTATGGAATACCAAAAAGCAAAATTGAACGAAACTATTACATTTACAGAAGATTTCTAAACAAAACATAAATTATGATGTCATTAAGAATTAAAAAAAGAGGTGGAGACGATGCGCCGTTTAACCCACAAAAAATTTACAACAGAATTAAAAGAGCTTCGAAAGGATTGAGTGTTAATTCTGACGAGATTTTTATAAAAGTAATAACTTCAGTTCCAACTGAAGGTTTGATTACCACTAAAGAATTGGATAAACTTGTTTATGAAATTGCCGCGGCATATACGGGTAGTCACCACGACTACTCAAGACTCGCATCATCAGTTGCTATTTCAGCGTATCATAAGGAAACTAAAGATAGTTTTTCGGAAACCATGATGGAATTATATGATTTGGGTGTCGTTAACGAAAAACTAATCGATGTTATTAAAAATTATGGACCGGAGAAAATTGACGAGGCGATTAATCATGAAAATGATTATAATTTTGATTACTTTGCTTGGAGGTCATTACAGGAGATGTATTTGTTAAAAACACCTGAAGGTAAAGTGGTAGAAAGACCTCAACATATGTATATGAGAGTTGCTTTGTGGGTAACAAACACCTATGAAGAAGCTATGGATTATTATAAGTCATTGTCAACTCAATTGATATCACCGGCAACACCAATCATGATTAACTCGGGAACCAAAGTTCCTCAATTGGCATCATGTGTATTACACTATAATAATTCAGATTCTCGTAATGGATTGTTGGATACTTTGAACGATATCTCGACATATTCTTCAGATGCCGCTGGTATTGGATTGTCAATGTCTAACATTAGAAGTAAGGAAAGTAGAATTAATACTTCAGGAGGATTCGCCGGAGGATTATTAAAGTATTTGAAAATTGTTAACGAGTCTCTAAGATTCTTCAATCAACAAGGTAGGAGACCTGGTAGTGCCGCCATTTATTTGGAACCATGGCACAAAGATATCATAGACTTACTAGAAATTAAGAAAAACACAGGTGCTGAAGAATTGAGAGCAAGAGATTTGTTCACCGCAATATGGATTCCGGATAACTTTATGAACGCGGTTAAGGACAATGGTGATTGGTATTTATTCTGCCCTAATGACATCATCAAGGCGGGAATTAAACCACTTCAAGAGTGTTATGGTGAGGAATATGAATCAAACTATAACAAAGCGGTTGAGATGGGTCTTGGTAAGAAAATTAAAGCACAAGACATTTGGACAAAAATTGTTGAATCTCAAATCGAAACGGGAGTTCCTTACTTATGTTCTAAAGACAGTGCAAATAGAAAAACAAATCACCAAAACATTGGTGTTATCAAACAATCTAACCTCTGTAATGAGATTTATCAGTTTACAGACGAAGAAACCACGGCAATATGCACATTGTCATCAATCGTGTTGAAAAACTTCATTAAAGATGGTAAATTTGATTATAATCTTTTGATTGGTGAAGTTAGAAAAGTTGTAAGAGCTTTGAATAATGTGGTAGATAAGAACACATATTCAACTGAAAAAGGATTGAAAGGTGGATTAGAACAAAGAGCAATTGCAATTGGAACCCAAGGATTGGCGGATGTATTTTATTTGATGGATTACATTTTCACATCAGAGGAAGCGAGAATGTTGAATAAAAATATATTTGAGGCAATATATTTTGCGGCGGTAACTGAAAGTATGGAATTGTGTAAATCAGGAGTTAGAACACCTTACAAATATTTCGAAGGTTCTCCGATGTCAAAAGGTGTATTACAATTTGATATGTGGGGATTGACTGAATCTGAATTATTTTTAGATTGGAGTTTATTGAAAGAAGATGTTAAAAAATATGGGGTGTGTAACTCTTTATTCACGGCACAAATGCCGGTTGCGTCTTCAGCTAAGATTACAGGTTCATTTGAAATGACTGAACCGGCTCACTCGGCATTGTTTAATAGGCGTGTTGTTGGTGGGGAGATTTTAATTGTAAACAAGTATTTAATTACCGATTTTGAAAAGATTGGTATTTGGAACGAAGATTTAAAAAATGAAATTATCATGAATGAAGGGTCAATTCAAAATATTAACTTCAATAATTATCTTGACCCTGAAGACAAAAATTATACCAAAAAAGTTAAAAGAACCGAGCATTTGATTAACAAATATAAAACTATATGGGAAATATCTCAGAGAGAGTTGATTGATATGGCGGCAGACAGAGCACCATTTATTGACCAATCACAATCAATGAATATTTATATGTCAAATCCAACATTATCAAAAATTACATCATCTCACTTCCATTCGTGGTCGAAAGGATTGAAGACTTTGTGTTACTATGTTAGAACTAAGGCAATATCAACAGGTGCAAAACATTTGGCGGTAGACGTATCAAAAATACAACAACCCAAAATTAAACCTGAAACTCCAAAGGTTGAAATATCTGAAGTGGCTAACAAACCTGAAGATAGTCAATTTGAATGTTTTGGTTGTTCATCTTAAAATAAAAATCCCAACTAATTGTTGGGATTTTCTTTTTTTATCTATTTATAAGAAAAAAATAGAACTATATATTTATAATTATGGCAAATGGTGTAACATATGGTATTAATTTTCCGTTTAGAGATTCCTTAAGAGGAGACTACCTCCAATTAACGGAACTACAATCGGAAGAAATTAAAGCTGATTTAATTCATTTATTATTAACTCGAAAAGGGTCAAGATATTTTCTACCTGAATTTGGGACTAGACTATATGAATTCCTTTTTGAACCATTCGATTCATTAACTTTTAATGCAATTGAATCCGATATTAGAGATGCTATCCAAAACTTTATGCCGAATTTATTGGTTAATAGTTTAAGTATAACACCGGCCGACCCACAAGAAGAAGCGGATATTGCAACAGGGCAAAATTTTGTGGGAACAAGCGAATCATCAATATATAGATTTCCCGGAAAAGGAACATCTGAATATACCGCAAAAATAAGAATAGATTACTCAACCAATGGTTCAACTTTTGGTCAAAGTGATTTTGTTATTATTAATATTTAAAACTATGGCAAATAATAGAATATCATACAGTAGTAGAGATTACCAATCGATAAGAGCAGACCTTTTGAATTACACGAAAACGTATTACCCTGATTTGATTCAGGATTTTAATGATGCGTCAGTCTTCTCAGTATTTCTCGATTTGAATGCTGCCGTTGCGGATAACTTACATTATAATATCGATAGAAGCATTCAAGAGACTGTTCTACAATATGCACAACAAAGGTCATCAATTTACAACATAGCCAGAACATACGGGTTAAAATTACCCGGACAAAGACCATCCGTATCGTTAGTTGACTTTTCAATAACAGTTCCAGCGTTTGGAGATAAAGAAGATGAAAGATATCTTGGAACCTTATCTCGAGGGTCGCAAGTTGTTGGGGCGGGTATTGTATTTGAGAACGTTTATGATATTGATTTTGCATCACCTTATAATGCTCAAGGATTTCCAAACAGATTAAAAATACCAAATTTTAACTCTAATAATATATTAGTTAATTACACGATTACTAAAAGAGAAATTGTTGTTAATGGTATTACAAAAGTATTCAAAAGAGTTATTGGGGCTAATGACGTAAGACCATTTTTTGAATTATTTTTACCTGAAAAAAATGTTTTGGGAATAACGAGTGTTTTATTAAAAAATGGAACAAGTTATACAAACATTCCAACAACTGCAGAGTTTTTAGGTGTCGACAATAGATGGTATGAAGTTGACGCATTAGCCGAAGATAGAGTCTTTATTGAAGACCCAACGAAAGTTTCGGACCAACCTGGAATTAAAGTGGGTAGGTATATTCAAACTCAAAATAGATTTATTACTGAATATACACCTGAAGGGTTTAAAAAAATGACATTTGGTGGTGGAACGAATACCGCTCAAGACCAATTAAATCAATTTACAACTTTAGGGGCAACATTAGAATTACAAAAATATTCAAATAACTTTTCGTTAGGTTCGACATTAACTCCAAACTCAACACTATTCATTCAATACCGAGTTGGTGGTGGATTGGCGACCAATTTAGGGACAAATGTTATTAATCAAATTGGAACGGTTTCGTTCTTTGTGAATGGACCATCGGAAACCACAAACTCGTCAGTTGTTAATTCATTGAGATGTGTTAACGTAACCGCCGCGGTTGGAGGTTCGGGTATTCCATCATTAGAAGAAATTAGAAATTATGTTTCATTTAACTTCGCAGCTCAAAAACGAGCGGTGACGGTTCAAGATTATGAATCGTTAATTAGAAATATGCCGGCTCAATTCGGAGCACCTGCGAAAGTTTCAATAACTGAGAACGATAATAAAATATTAATTCAAATACTATCTTATGATACTTCAGGGAAATTAACCAATATTGTTTCAAATACTTTAAGACAAAATATCGCCAATTATCTATCCAACTATAGAATGATGAATGATTATATTTCAGTGTTAAGTGCCGAAGTAATTGATTTAAGTATGGATATTTCTATTGTTCTTGACTCTGCACAAAATTCAGGTCAAGTAATTGCTAGTGTTATCGATAAAGTGTCCGCATACTTTAATCCTCAAACAAGACAATTAGGTCAAAACGTATATCTTTCTGAGGTTAGAAGTATAATACAAAATACAAATGGGGTTTTAACAGTTGCGAGTATTGATGTTTTTAATGAAGTGGGAGGACAATACTCTTCAGCTGAAACATCTATGATATATTCAAATGAAGAAACAAAATTAATTGGACCTGTTGATGATACTATATTTGCACAACCTTCACAAGTATATCAAGTTCGATATCCAAATAAAGACATTAGAATTTCAGTTAAAAATTTCCAATCAGTAACTTTTTCATAACAAGTTCACTTTATTTTACTTTATCTTATAATTTTATCACGTGGATTTTTTTAAAAATTCCATATAAAGTATTTATTAAATAAAATAGTTTGATGGGTCAATCATATAGAATAAGAACAGAGTTAGGTATTAATAAATCAATTAATGTTCAATTAGACCAGCAATTTGAATTTTTAGAGATTTTATCACTAACATTACAACAAGCCGATGTCTATACTAAAAGTTGCGCTCAATATGGTGTGGTTGTCGGTAGAGTAACTGCGAATAACGGATTTGGTATTCCAAACGCCCGAGTTTCAATATTCATTCCAATAAGTTCGGTTGACGAATCAAACCCTATCATTTCAAGTATATATCCGTATAAGTCACCTAACGATAGAAATGATGACGGATATCGTTATAATTTACTCCCTTATGAAAAATCTTACTCAACTCATGCGGCTACAGGGACATTACCCTCAAGATTGGATGTATTGACAGGGGCAACTGCGGTTGAAATATATGACAAGTATTATAAATATAGTGTAAAAACAAATGATAGTGGTGACTATATGATTATGGGTGTTCCTCAGGGAAACCATAATTTAGTCATGGATGTTGATTTATCGGATATTGGTGAATTTTCATTAACACCTCAAGATTTAATAAGAATGGGTCTTGCGACCGAAGCCCAAGTGGCAGGAAATAGATTTAGAACGTCAACGGATTTAAATTCTTTACCACAAATCATTAATTTAACGAAAGATGTTGAAGTATCACCTCTTTGGGGAGACCCTGAATTGTGTAATATTGCAATAAATCGAGTTGATTTTGATTTAAGGGACGACGCTAATGTTGATATACAACCAACATCGGTGTTCATGGGGTCAATATATTCAAGTTCAGATGGTTATAGAGTTAGGGCAAATGCAAAACCTGCGGATGACATGGGTAATCTTTGTTCATTAATTGCCGGTCCGGGACAAATATTGGCCATAAGACAAACAATTTATCAAGATGATGAGGGTAATCCTGTTTTGGAACAACATCAATTAGAACAATCTGGTAATATTATAGATGGTAATGGAGTTTGGTTAACTGAGTTACCAATGAATTTGGATTATTTTATAACAAATGAGTTCGGAGAGAAAATTTTATCTAACGACCCAACCGTAGGAATTCCAACTAAAGCAAAATATAGATTTAAAATTAAGTGGCAACAATCGCCAAGTTTAAGTGAACAAGTTAGAAGACCATATTTTTTGGTCCCAAATGTTAAAGAATATGGATGGACAGGAACTGGTAGTATTAGTAAACCATTACAACAACAAAGTTCTTATTATTTTGGATTGGCTTGGAGTGGATATACTAACGATTTTAGTAAAACAATCGGAAACGAGTATTATGATAGACTAAATGAAATTATTAATTGTGAAGATACTTTTTATGAATTTCAATATAATAAAGTCTACACAGTTGCCGGATTAATTGATGAATTTAAAAATGGTGGAAGAGGGAATTTCATAGGGATTAAAGAAATTGATAGCTCTGATTGCGACAATACAATTAACAAGTTTCCGGTAAATGATGGATTTAGAAATTTTGACTTAATATATTTTATTTTTGCAATAATTCTTCAAATTGTGCAATTAATAGGAATACCATTATTAACAATATTTCATTTCTTGGCATTTCTTTGGAATAATTTTGCAACACCAATTTTATTATTTTTAATTGGGTTGTTAGTTAAAGCTGCGGTTCAACAAGGGATTTTAGTTGTAGCTGCAATTGCGGGTTCCGCAGCGTTTGGTGCAACTGCCGCCATGATTGTTCCACATGCGTTACTGGCTTTAGTATATAGTGTGGGAGCACTTTTCTTAACACTCAATTTTAGGAATATTGTAAACTACAAGTTTGGTAGACTTAAATTACCGATGATGACATATCCTGACTGTCAAGCGTGTGAATGTGACCCAGAGACCACTGCTCCGGGAGGAGGAGATTTAGAGTCAGCACCACCATCAGGTTTATTAACACAATTATCTAATGGAGGATTATATGTTGACGGACTAGAGATTCAATTCTTTGACCCTAATTTGGATAATGAAGATAGTGCCCAATTGAGTGCAATTACGATATCTCAAGCATTATCGGGAAGATTCAGCACCAAAAATCCAACAATATATAAATCAACTTTTTCAGAATCATTTACTTTTCCTAACCCAATCCAAGGAAGTAGTGGTAATAGTGGGACTAAGCTAATTGCTGCTGGTATTACTTTACCTCCCGGAGAAAGAGTGAATAAATACAATACAAGAAAAAAATATTTTGATAATGTTAACAAAATAAAAGTAACGTTTAATTATCCAAGTAATATTGGAAAATCTCACGACGATAACACATTAACGGTTTTGGCTGCACAAGCTCTTGAACCTGGTACATTATTAACTTTCATTGACCCTCTTAAAAGTAAAGACGTAAACTTTTTATGGACAGGGACGACCGCAATTGGAAATAACCTAATAAATGGTGTTAATGGTATTATCAAGAATACCGGGTTTACCGCAAATGTGCCTTATGCAAAAACACAAGCAGGGCCTCCATCCATTGTCCCATATATTATCCCATCGGGTAATTCAACTTGTTTTTTATCAATAACATTTGATGTGGTGTCCACGGGAACTACGACTTATTTTAGTTGTGT